CAGGACACAGTTAAAGGTTTCATTTGCCCTTTAGATCTTACTTCTGTTAAATGATCTCTAATACTTGCATACAGCGTTCTATCAATATTATTCATAAACTCATTGATATGATCTCGGTCGTCAATAACAAGACCATCTGTCTTAATAGCCGCAATACTTTCAGTCATTGTTGCTAATGTCATTTTGGTAATTTCAGCTAACGCTTCGCTCATTGCTTTAAGTTTGTCATCATCAGTGACGTTTTCAGCGGCCGATGTTAACTGAATACGTTTTTGTTGTTCAAACTGTTTCTGTGCTGATTGACTGATCTGTGTATAGTTAAGAGGTCTAAAATAAATTTCTAAATCTCCAACCTGTAAATTTTGTTCAAAGTCTGGAATGCCATATTGGTCAATTACCTGTCTAAGATCTAAAGCAAAATTATCAGTTTCTAAACAATGTGGGCAAGTAAATTCTAATTCCATTTCATGACCGTAACTAGCAATACGTATTGCAGTAAACAACATGTCAATATCAATTTGTGGAATTACCCACGGATCTTTAATGTTTGGTACACAACTTTGAAATAACTGTGCAACTGCTGACCCATTAAACAGTGCGTCCGGGGTCCTAGTAATAATTTCATCCATTGCAGTCATTGGGTATATAGGTATTTCTCCATTTGCTGGAATATGTATACTGTCTGGTGGATAATGTTTTCCGTTGCTAGGCAATTTAACATAAATTGCTGGTTGCCTAAAGTATTTGTTCAACGGATTTTGTTGATTTTCAGCCATGGTTTTTTTCCGATAAATATGTTATATAACACACATATTTATATACGTATAAAACCAGGTAAAAATTAATGGACGAAAACGCAGAACAGATGCAACGGGAGTTAGAGGCTCTCAGAAACGAATTTGCTAAAACAGGTAAAGTAACCGGTGATATGAACAAACGTATCGGCGACGTTAACAACGGCCTTATGAAATTTGGTAAAGAGCACCTAGGTAATATAGGCTCAGGTGTAAAAAGTTTTTCAAACTCGATGTTAGCAGGCGAAAAAGGATTTAATTCTTTACTACCTGTTATTGATGCCTTGGGTGGCGCAATGGTAGGTTTAGCCAAAAGCGTTCCGTTCGTTGGACAAGGCCTAGGCAAACTGGCTCAAGTTGCTGTCGATTCTTCTAAATTTTTAGTCACTGAACTAAGCAAACAAGCAGGTGTATTTCAATCTGTAAGTAAGTCAGGTGTGTTAGGTGCTGGAGGCATGCAAAGTTTTGCCGATCAAGCATTTAGTTCACGATTAAGTCTTGAACAGTTTGGTCGTGTAATAGTTGCTAACGGTAAAACACTGGCGGCCATGAGTGGTAGTGCTATGTCGGGTACTAAAGCATTTAGCGAAATGACATCATCGTTATCTAGCGATCAATACGGTTTTACACGTCAGCTAGGTTATGGTGCTGAAGAAATAGCAGACATCACAGCCGGTTACATGCAACAACAAACATTGTTGGGCATGACGCAAGGCAGATCAACACAACAGCTAACTAGCTCAACAGCAGGGTACATGAAAGAGTTAGACATGTTATCAAGAGTAACAGGTGATAACAGAAAAGCTCTACAAGAACGCCAGCAAGCCATGTTAGCAGAAACAAGATTTAATGCTAAGATTCAAGAATTATTGGCCCAAGGTAAAGTAAAAGAAGCCAGGGAACTACAGAACTTTGTATCGGCTGTTGATGCGTTTGCTCCTGCTATTGCCACTGGTGCTAGAGATATTGCTACTGCTGGCACTGGTACTATTGCTGAAGGTCAACAATTAATGATCAGAAGTGGTGGTAGTATTCAGCAAATTTTAAAACAAATTGAAAATGGTTCTTTAAGCTCTACTACTGCGTTAAATCAATTATCTGGGGCTGTTGGGCAAACTAATCAACAGTATCTATCAAGTGCTAAGGTACTTGGCGATGCTAACATGGTTACTGCTAACGGTGCAGAATTTGCTAGACTAGGCAACAGAGCCATGCAAGAAGAATACGCATTAAGAAAACAACAAGCTGACCAAATGAAAGGCACAGACCCTTTACAAAGCTCAATGGCAAAGTCAATTAAGAACATGGAAGACTTTACCATGAATCTAAACAAATTAATTTTAGATTTTATGCCAATGACTGGTGAGATTGTAGAAGGTTTAACTGGTGCACTCAAGGATATGATGGAGGCCGCTAAGAAAGGCTTTGATGAGTTACTTGGTAAAGGCGGAGGAGATGAAAGACCAGTCAAACACAGATCAACACTTGATAAAATATTTGGCTTAGGATTATCCGATAACGAAGACGAAGCAGATAAACAAGTTGCTGATGAACAATTAGATAATAGAATTAAACGTGCTGTTGAAAATGCTCGTCAGAAAAAAGCCGTAAAAGAGTTGACATTTATGGAGCAGTTTAACTCAGAAAAGATGGACGCAGTAAAATTAACTCCAGAAGAAAAAGCCAAAATTGTTGAAGACGAGAAGAAATCGTTTAAGGAATCTTGGATAGTTAGCAGTAGTCTTCAAAAAAATGCTAGTTATGATAATTTTACACCAGACAAGTATGCTTTTGGTGGCATAGCCAACTATCCAGATTCTGGTAAACTTGCTATGTTACACGGTACAGAAGCAATTATCCCATTACCAGACGGTAGAACAGTGCCAGTATCAATTAATGTTGATGCAATGGCCAAGTCGTTAATGTCAGGCCCAACCGGCGGTCCAGTAAGATCATCAGCAGGCACGTCAAGCAGTCCAATAGCATCCTCATTGTTATCAATGTTAGGGGTTGGCACTGAATCCACTACTGCTATGGCCACAGCAACAGGACCAACAACAAGCGGTAACACAGAATTAATACAACAACAAAACGCCAAACTTGATGAACTTATTAGATTAACCGGACGACACATTAGTGTCAGTGAGCAGACTCGTGCTCATTTATCATAATTTGGCTAAATTTCTATTGACCTTTTGACTTTTATTTGCTAAAGTTTAGAATAGCGATAAATACTATCTAAATACAAAAGGTTATTCTATGGCAAGTTGGAAAAAATATTTTAAAGTACCTGAACGCACAGATGGAACAATGAGTCCAATCAGTGGTGCTAACAGACCACAAGGTAGTGGTGGCAACGATTTTGCATTCCGTAATTATCAATCAAGTTTACCAGAAGTCTACTCAGGACATCCTAATCGTGTTGAACGTTATAATCAATACGAAGCAATGGATATGGATTCAGAAATCAACGCATGTCTAGATATTATTGCAGAATTTTCAACACAGACAAACGATCAAAATGGTACATCATTTGAAATAGCCTTTACAGAAAAACCAACAGACCACGAAGTTGATATTATTAAAAAACAACTACAACAGTGGACTAAACTTAACCAATTTGATCAACGTATTTTTAAACTATTTAGAAATACTATCAAATACGGAGATCAAGTATTTGTACGTGATCCAGAAACATTTGAATTGTACTGGGTTGATATGTCCAAAGTATCAAGAGTTATTGTTAACGAGTCTGAAGGTAAAAAGCCTGAGCAATATATAATTAGAGATATTAATCCTAATTTTGAAAACTTAACAGTAGCGGCCAAAACAACACAAGACGTAGCATCTAACCCTGCAACACAGGGAGGCTATACTGCACCTAATCAATATTCAGCACCAAATGCTATGTCATCTGGTGGGCAAGGTCGTTTTGGACAGTCAATGAATGAAAGTGCGTTAGAAGCAGGACATGTGGTACACTTATCATTATCAGAAGGTTTAGATTATAAATGGCCATTTGGAACATCAGTATTAGAAAACGTTTATAAGGTCTACAAGCAAAAAGAACTGTTAGAAGATGCTATATTGATATACCGTGTGCAACGTGCACCAGAGCGTAGAATCTTCAAAATTGACGTAGGTAATATGCCAAGTCATATGGCAATGGCTTTTGTAGAACGTATTAAAAACGAAATACATCAACGACGTATTCCTACACAGAGTGGTGGCGGTAGCATGGTAGATGCTACCTACAATCCATTATCAATTAATGAAGATTACTTCTTTCCTTTAACAGCAGACGGTAGAGGATCCAGTGTTGAAACATTACCAGGTGGACAAAACCTAGGCGAGATTGACGACTTAAAATACTTTAACAATAAATTATCACGTGGCCTAAGAGTTCCAAGTTCATACTTGCCTACTGGCCCAGATGAATCATCACAGGCGTTAAGTGACGGTAGAGTTGGCACAGCACTTATTCAAGAATACAGATTTAATCAATACTGTATGCGTCTGCAGAACCAAATCATTAATAAACTAGATGATGAATTTAAAATGTTCTTACGCTTTAGAGGCTTTAACATTGACTCATCACTGTTTAACTTAAAATTTAATCCACCACAAAACTTTGCATCATACAGACAAGCAGAGTTAGATGCACAGCGTGTTAATGTGTTTACAGCACTAGAAGGAATGCCGTATATCAGCAAACGTTTTGCTATGCAACGTTTCTTAGGATTAAGTGAAGAAGAGCTACGCCAAAACGAAGAACTATGGCAAGAAGAGTCTGATAATATTGAAGCAACACCTACCACAGGTAGTGATTTAAGATCTGTTGGTATTAGCCCAGGCGACATTGATGCAGATTTAACCACAGGCGAAGAAATTGGTGCAGACCTTGAAGCATCAGATCTAGATATAGATACTGAAACCGGTGGCGAAGAAGTATAAATACTATTATGATACTCAACGAATTATACAACAAAAATCCAGGTTACCAAGACGAAAACGAAGATCAAAGTAAGGCTCGTATTGGTGACTTACGTAAAACTAAACTAACTCTCAAGCAGTTAAACAAGTTACGTATCATGAATGACGTAAGAACTTACGAACAAACAATAAAAGCTAAACGTGTGCAAAGGCAGTACGGAGCACCAGCAGAAGCACCTCAATTATAAGCATTTCTTAAAAAAGGCTCCAAAAAGGCGCCTTTTTACCTAAAAAAACACCAATATTAAGAAAAAGAGTGTAAATACATTCACAAAGCCATATATGGAGACAAAAAAACATGGAAAATAAATTTGAACAGTTAATTGAGTATATCATTAACGACGAAGAAGAAAAAGCTAAAGAGCTTTTCCATGATGTAGTGGTTGAAAAGTCACGTGACATCTACGAAGAGTTAATGGCAGAAGAAGAAGCAACAGAAGAAGTTGCTGAATCAACTGACGAAGAAGTTGAAGAATCAATTGAAACAGACCAAGAAGTTGGTGGCGACGAAGCTGATGATTTAATCTCAGATATTGAAGCTGATGAAGAAGGTATTTCAGAAGAAGAAGTTGACTATGACGAAGACGGCGAAACTGACGAACATGAAGAAGATCATGAAGAGTTAGAAGACCGTGTAGTAGACTTAGAAGACAAACTAGACGAATTAATGGCTGAGTTTGAAGAATTAATGACTGACGAAAAAGAAGAAGGCGAACCAGAAGCTGAAGAAGGCGAACCAGAAGAAATGGAAATGGAAGTTCCTATGGAATCTGAAGAAACAACAGAAGAAGTTGTTGAAGACGCTGAAGAAGTTGCTGAAGAAGAAGCACTTGAAGAAGGTGCAGATCTTAAGCCAGCTACAAAGCCAGAAACAAAAGAAGGTGCAGACCAAACTAAATCACCAGTAGCGGCTAACGCCGGTGCTAAAGGTGCAGTGGCTAAACCACAAGCATCAAAAGGTGAAGAAAAAGGTTCAGCAACACCTCAAGCACAAGATCAAGGCGCTACTACAGAGCCAGATCTTAAGAAAGTTTAATTTAAACTTTTAAACGAGGATACCTTATATGTCAAACATATATTTAAAAGAACATCTTAACTTTAATGCGGCCAACATAATTGTTGAGTCTAGCCAAGAAGGTAAAGATTTATACATGAAAGGTATCTGCATCCAGGGTGGTGTAAAAAACGCTAACGAACGTGTATATCCAGTAACTGAAATTGAAAGTGCAGTTAAAACACTGAACGAACAAGTATCAGGTGGATATAGCGTTTTAGGCGAAGTTGATCACCCAGATGATTTAAAAATCAACCTTGATCGTGTATCGCATATGATTGAAAGTATGTGGATGGACGGTCCAAATGGATGTGGTAAACTAAAGATTCTACCAACACCGATGGGTCAACTAGTGAAAACTATGCTTGAGTCGGGTGTGAAGTTAGGAGTTTCGAGTCGAGGTAGCGGAAACGTTAACGAAGACTCAGGACAAGTCAGTGATTTTGAAATTATCACTGTTGACATCGTGTCACAACCAAGTGCTCCAAATGCTTATCCTACAGCAATTTATGAAGGTCTCATTAACATGAGACACGGTCATAATGTTTTAGAGATGGCGAGAGAGGCTAGTGGTGATGCTAAAGTACAACGTTATTTGAAGAGTGAAGTTATGCGACTCATCAAAGAACTGAAGGCTTAATAGGAGAATGGCATGCTAGATGTACTAAAACCATTATTAGATAGCGACCTAGTTAACGAGGAGACACGTGCTGAAATATCAGAAGCATGGGAATCTAAGTTAGAAGAAACTCGCGAATCTGTTCGTGCTGAACTTCGTGAGGAGTTCGCTCAAAAGTATGAGCATGATAAACAAACAATGGTTGAAGCAATCGATCGCATGGTAACTGAAAGTTTGAAAACTGAAATGGCTGAAATGAAGGAAGAAAAAGCCAAATTAGCAGAAGACCGTGTTAACCAAGTTAACAAAATGAAAGAATCAGCAGAAAAATTTAATAACTTTATGGTTACTAAATTAGCTGAGGAACTTAAAGATCTTCGTTCAGACAGAAAGGTACAAACTGAAACAATTGAAAAATTAGAACAGTTTGTGGTTAAAGCATTAGCAGAAGAAATTAAAGAATTTGCACAAGATAAACAGGACGTTGTAGAGACTAAAGTTAAACTTGTAGCAGAAGCTCGTGAGAAACTAGAAGAACTTAAAGCTAAGTTCCTCAAAGAATCAAGCGAGAAAATGACTAATGCCGTTGCCAAGCATTTGAAAGCAGAACTTTCGCAGTTGCATGAAGATATCAAAGTTGCTCGTGAGAACACCTTTGGTAGAAAAATCTTTGAAGCATTTGCTAGTGAATTTGGCGCAACTCATTTAAATGAGAACGCAGAAATTCGTAAACTAGTTGATGCAATTAAAGAAAAAGATCAGCAAATTGCAGAAGCAACCGATAAACTCAACGAAACTACACAGTTGGTTGAGTCAAGAGACCAAGAGATTGTAACAATAAAAGAGTCTAATGAGCGTCAAGCTAAATTAGACGATTTACTTGCTCCTCTAAATGATGAGAAAGCAGAAGTTATGATTAATTTATTAGAAGGCGTACAAACTAAGAAATTAGAAAGTGCCTTTAACAAATATCTTCCAGCGGTGCTTAACGAGAATGTAGTGAAGTCTAAAAAAACAACACTTACAGAATCTGTTAAGGAAGTTACTGGGGATAAAGACAAGCAAGTTGAAGTTAAGCAAGACGAAAATGGAAACATTATCGACCTTCGCAAACTTGCTGGTATTTAAGTAAGACATTAGGAGAAAGATATGTCACAAGAACTACTTGAAAGCCGTTGGGGTGAGACAAAAGACGCTCTTTTAGAGGGTCTGCAAGGTAACAAACGCAACTCAATGGGTGTTATTTTAGAAAACACAAAAAATTACTTAGCTGAAGCGGCTACATCAGGCGCAACAGCAGGTGGTAACGTAGCAACACTTAACCGTGTAATTCTACCAGTTATTCGTCGAGTTATGCCAACAGTGATCGCAAACGAAATCGTTGGTGTACAACCAATGACAGGCCCAGTTGGTCAAATTCATACATTACGTGTACGTTATGCAGAAACATTAAACGCTACAGGTACTGACAATGATACAACAGCTGGTGATGAAGCATTATCACCATTCCAGATTTCAACAGCATACGCTGGTGATGGCACTGCTGGTAAAGCAGACTCAACAGCAGGTAAAGAAGGTACAGGCGGTCGTAAGATTTCTGTACAAATCTTAAAACAAGCAGTTGAAGCAAAAACACGTAAATTACAAGCACGTTGGACATTTGAAGCGGCACAAGACGCTCAGTCACAACACGGTATTGACGTAGAAGCAGAAGTTATGGCGGCTCTAGCACAAGAAATTACTGCTGAGATCGACCAAGAAGTTTTAGCTTCATTACGTTCATTATCAGCAACAGAATTTACATACAACCAAGCAACTGTATCAGGTACAGCTACTTTCGTTGGTGATGAACATGCGGCTTTAGCAGTTCTAATCAACAGAACAGCTAACTTGATTGCACAACGCACAAGACGTGGTGCTGGTAACTGGGCTGTTGTTTCACCAGCGGCTTTAACAGTATTACAATCAGCTACAACTTCAGCGTTTGCACGTTCAACAGAAGGTACATTCGAAGCACCAACAAATACTAAATTTGTAGGTACATTGAACTCAGCTATGAAAGTATATGTTGACTCATATGCGGCTGACACAACTCCTGTTTTAGTTGGTTATAAAGGTTCATCAGAAGCTGATGCGGCGGCGTTCTACTGCCCATACATTCCATTAATGTCATCTGGCGTTGTATTGGATCCAGCTACATTCGAACCAGTAGTATCATTCATGACTAGATATGGCTACGTCGAGCTTACCAATAGTGCTTCATCTTTCGGTAACGCGGC